CCGTTAACGGAGTATCTTCGTGACGACTGACAGCTTGAACCATACTTACGGTATCCATTCTGTCAAACATAAAGGCCTTGGCATCGTTAACCTGCTCATATCGAACCGCATCACCCAACTTGGAAGTCTTTTGACTCGCCAAGTGAATAAAGTTGTCCGAGAAGCTGGTTTCAAATGCCTTGTTAATTTGTGTAGACATTTTACTCTCCTATTAATAAACATTGTGCGGAGAGTTATCCACTCTTGGACTCTCCTGGTTTGCATGAATATGCCTGATCCTTGCGGATTACCAGGACTGAAAATGTGTCAGAAACAATTGTCCGTTATGCGGGTTGCTTCTCTTGGAATACAGGGGGAAGTTTCTTTTTCTTTCTTCCCTTCTTTATAGGCTCAACTTTTGCCACTGGTTCTGCGTACTCGCCTTCTTTAAAAAAATAGCAGTTACGCAAAACCTCAGCTTCCACCAAAGCCTTGTATTCCATGCAGACTTGCGTCTGCGGTACGAGATGAACGCAATCCACACACTTTATATCTTGATGTAGTGGCATCATTCATCTCCATGTATCAGGGTATTCCATCGATCTATCATCTTGACCACCTCTGTATGGCGGGGATGATTCTCACTGAAATACGCTTTATAGTCATCGCTTTCCGTGTCTCTATAGAAAGCGTCTTTGGCGCGTTGCGCTGATTCTGGATCAGCAAACGCATTGATCTTGGGATCACCTAAATGCTTGGCTTCCCCATGATCTTTAGCAATGCGATCCATCATTTTTGCCACGTTTGGATCATTACCGAATCCAGATGTTTCCAGGTATTGCTTCTCTTCATTGGTAGCGTACTGATCTACCAATCTCTGGATGCTGGAAATCTTTTCGTCGTACTGTCTGCCCCAATCCGCTCGAAGCTCTATCTCGGCTTTCTGGATGCTGTTTTCATGCTGCACCTGATGCTGCACAAACATCTCTTTCGATTGTCCGTTGTACCAGTTATATAAATCTCCGACTTGTTTGCTGTTCAAACCCAGGCCGTGAGCTTTCTTTAAAAACTCACCTTCCATGTGTTCATCGTAATTCATTCCCTCTGGGATTTCCGGCCTTTCAAACTCGTAATTATCGGGAGTATCAGGTCTGCCAAGTTTGGAATGATACCTCTCCACTTCTTCCGCCGTTGCGTTCTCCCCAGGAATCTTGATCGTGCCGTCAAAATATTTTTCGAGATGAACGTATCCCTTGGCAAGTGCATCAACATCCTTGAACTTCTCAAGAGTTTTGACCCCTTGCAATTCGTCAGGCAAACCATCCCGCCATGTTTCTTCCTTCTTTTCTTCAACTTCTGTTTGCTGCTCAACTTCGGGTGCTTCTGTTTCGGTGACTACCTCTTCCGAGGTTACAGTCGTTTCTTCGTTCATAAATCCTTCCCGTTGTTAGTCCAGTGTTCCATGTTGCGCTTGATCTGTAGGAATACCGCCCGACATCCTTCATTATAAGAAGTTGTCTCCGGTTCCCCTGGAACAAAACTGGAAGTGTTATTGTATTGGCGTTCCAGCCATTCATACACCAACCTCCCGTTACTACTCGTAAACGTATTGTAAAAAGCGCTTGTAATTTCCCGCTCAGACAACTCCGCCGAGTTGCTGGGCAAGCGCTTCTTTGTCTTCTTCACTTAAATTGGCTACTCCATCTTGTAATACTTTCATTGCAGGCGCTGCTTTACCCGCAGCTTCTGCGGTAGCGCCCACTTGCTGCATCTGTTCCATTTGAGCTTGTTTCTGCTGCTGTGCCGTGATGTCTTCTTCCAGTTGGGCTGATCCCTTGACCACTGATTTCGGTACTCCCAGAATAGGCGCTGCGATTCTTCCGGCTGCCATCAAGTCAGGCAACTGCGCCACTCTTGGGTCAAGTTGACTCCACTGTGCAATCAAGTTCATCCAGGTTTGTATCGATTCGACTTCCACCATCTTTTGAGATCGTGCCAACTGCCCGACATACTCAATATCAATCGCATCCATTTGTGCAATTTCCGGCGGAGGAGGAGGCAACGCATTTGTTCTAAACATAATGCCGACCACCCTCTCCAGCATTGGCCCAAGCACTTCCGATTCAAACCTTGAAATCGTAGGGCCAAGCAGTCGTTCCATTTCGCTGCGAAGCTGACTAATTTCAGTTGCCGTCATCTGCTTCGTCCTTGGAATATTCAACTGATCTGTCAGGTAAATATCCCGAATCGATTGACGCAATTCATTCGCCTTCAAGGATGACAAGTCCAGCCGTAATTCCGCAGGAAGTGTTCTTACATCATTCGGGTTTCTTGAATAGATGATAGAATTACTACCCAGTTTGACCGTGCCGATAAAACCATCTTCAGGTGCAAGGATGGGCGGATTAACCGCTTTCTCCAAGCCGACCAACTCAAGTTTGCGTAGCTGGTTGAGCGATTTGATGTCATCCAGCGCAATGGCGGCAGGCCCACGGCCTCTTGTTTCGCCCGACGCTTTATCCCACCTTCCAACCATGTACGGAAATTCCTTGTAACCTCTTTCCTCAATCGCAATAGCTTTGTCTATAAAGATGTCAACCGAGGCAAAGGGAAACTTAACCTTGGAGTTCAGTTCCCTGGTTGGCGCAACCACCCGCAAAAAATTAAACTTATCGTCCGGCGTGTCTTTCAACGACTTGGCAATCACATCGGGAACCTTCGCAGAAGGAAACCTTTGAGCAAACTGCCGTGCCGTTAATTCAAATTCCCGCATCACGGTATCGACCATGCCTGCATCATCTTCGGCAAATACATAAGAAGAAATCGGCAATGCCCTGAAAGTCAATCCGTTGAATCCTTTCTGCCTCAGTTCCGCCTCTTCCACATACAGGCAGATCGTTGCAAAAGAATTGAAGTCCAGGTAAATCTCGTTGATAACAGGATAAAAATTACTTTGATCAAGTGCGTAACGCACTCCATCTTCTACCGTCTTAAACCAGTTCAGAACATTCTGGCTATCGTTGAACTGCTTGAACGGCGAAGCTTCTGGAATCTTGAAGCCAAACCACTGGATCGCTTTCGGCGTTAATGTGTCCGCCATGATCAGCGCCAATGTGTTGGCAGCGTGTGGCGCAGTAGAATCGTAATGCTTGTGCCTCACTACTCCAGGGACACGGTTTTCATCAAGGGATTGTTTGCGCGGACGAATGAAATCCACCACTTCCCGATAAAATGAATCCCAGAGATTCCTGTCTTCTTTAAGTCCTTCGTTACGCCTTATAAGGCTCTTTGCATTAACTGCCATTTAATATCCGCCTAATTTCTGTTTCACTGACTGTTCTTCTTCGATCAATCCCGCAGCGCCACCTTGATTAGTAATCAATGACCTTCTACCGCGCTTTTTCTGTTCTGCTTTTTTAGCCCTCTCTGCCACTTGTTTTTCCTCTTCCTGTTTACTGACATCCGGCAATGGCGGAGGAGGAGGAGGCATTGGAGGAAGACTTGGCGCTCCGCCAAAACAACCCGTAAATATAAAATCAAGTATGTTCATCAATAACCTCCCAATTTCGGTTTCCTACCGGCTTCATCATCACCTAATCCAGGCGCACCCCCCACATTCGTAATCAAGGAAGTTCTGCCTCGCCTCTTGTTGGATGCGGTTTTTTCCCTTGCCGCCACCGCGTTGTCTACTGGCGACGGCGAAGACGCTAGTGAAGACGCTCCCTTAGTAGTTGGCGCAGCCGCTGGCGCTGGAGCAGGCGGCGGTGTATAAACAGGGCGCGGAGGAGGAGAGCCACCCATGACTGCGAAATAAATATCAAATAAGTTCATTAGAAAAATTCAAACTCCTGTTCAGCTACGGTTTGTAATGGCTCCATCCTGGGCTGTCGGTAATCCATCGCCAACTGCATAAACGCATCCGCGCCGTGCGATGCCCAGTTATGTACGGGTGTTTTCTTATACACTCCCAACTTGTCATCGAATTCCTTATGGTAATTGCGTAACGATGAAATCAACTTTTCGCATTTGGCCTTGTCGAACCAGCACTTGGATATTATTTGTCGTGCCTGTTCGATTGCTTCTTCTTTTGCTCGTACTTTTTTACCGACTGTAAAAATGATTCCCAGACTCCGTGCCGTATCACGACGGCTTTTTCCTGTAGTAAGCTCTCGAACTTCAATATCCCACGGTGCATGATGCGCCCCATAAACGTAAGGCTTTGATTTAAGTACGTTGATAAAATGTGGAAGACCCTCACCATTCGCCTCATAGTAATCAATCAAACGAATTTCATTGCCCACCGTCTGGTAAAATATAATTGCAGTGGCATCATCTACACCTAAATCCCATGCCGTACAAACATCGATCTTTGGCTCCCACGGTATATTCAAAAACCGTCCATCGTCTTCCGCTTTCGTCATCTCCCTTGCAAAGTACGCTCCAGGGATTGCCGCGTGAAAACTCGTGAAATATTCCTGCTGGATCATCTCCGGGCTAAGTCCTTCGCGCTCTTCTTCAGCAATGTCTTCTTCCGACACCACCCATGACCCGTCTTCCCCTTCCGCATCCCGCTTCGTATCCTTCACTGTCAACCGTGAGCAAAACCACTGATCATTCTTATCCGCCATCTCGTACAACTTATGACCGTGATTTTGTCCGCGAGGCGTATAAATAAACAACGCCCAGCCGTCGTTCTCCCTGACAATCGGGCGCATCAAATCCCACGCCTTCGGAGTCATAATCGGATATTCCGAAAAGATCAGCCCGACAGGATTTGTCCCGACGAGCCAATCCAGCCCCATGTCCGTCCCAACCAGTTGATAGATACTCCCGTTTGAAAGGGTAATCTTCATGTCCGTTTCATTCTTCGTCTTGATCAATTCCTTCGGGAAATGATCCATTACTTTCAATCCGGCTTTATCGATTCCATCCCATATCGCTTTTCTTGCCTGCCTTGCTGTCGGGAACAGATGATAATACTGGCCTACCCTCTGGAACATCATCTTGGCGCAGAGGTTCAGAGAACATTTATCTTTTCCGCTTCTGCGATGCCAAACGAGTACCCCCCGCTTGATACCATTATCAAACGCCTCAAACAGAGGGATTTGGTAACTCCTCGGCGTAAACTTGTGTGGTAGAGTCAGGTTGACCATTGTAATTAATTATATTGACTTGAACATTTGTTCCCGTGTCATTCTCTTCTTTTTGCGCCAACTTCGCATACCAGCCAAAAAGTTCCCTGCGGTTTCTGTCACTGGAACGCGCCCAGGAGGTAAGCTCTTCCACTCCTCCAATGTTGGCAACTGCTTTCTTGATCGTGCCAGCAACTCCAAGGTCTTCAGTTTCCTGAACAACTTTTTTCATCTCCTCCGGCGTTCTTATTCCAAGAGATTTGTTCACTTTCTCGAATGCCGCGCGTTCTTGTTCGTTCATAATCCTTTGAAGAATAAAAGGGCGCTTGCCATGCTTCTCCTACATATTTGTAAAGCGTCCACTGTTTAAATACAAAATAATCTGTTGCGTGTTCCGAAGGACAAGTGCTGATGACCATATAAAACTCGTCTTCAACCACCTTGGCACTGCAACTCACACCCAGATTCGTAGCCATGATAGGATGAGCAAAAGCAATGTCCGCTTCCTTGTCGCCATCCGTATCGTAATAAAGTGTCAGGTTGGCTGGAATTTCATCAACCCGCCAATCCGCCATCATACTCAACGGAGGTTCCATAATTTCGTCTGCGGCAGAGGGCAAGACCAACGCGAAAAACAATGTCAACGCCGCGATGTTATTTGCCATTAACCGCATCAATGATGGCTTCTGTCTCATCAAAATAAGACATCGCATCAATGTAAAAACTACCTAGCTGTCTCAACTCGCTGTCATTTATACAATGCGCTCCTGCATTCTTAAACTCCAGTTGCGGAGTTTCAGGACGAGAGGGATAAGCAATGTTCATCCCCGTACTTGGAATAGATTGGCAACTAATCGTCAGGGGTAAAAACAGAACGAGGATCATCGTCCAGGCGCTTGTGTTTTTCATCGCGTTTTTTGCGAAGTTTATTGCGCACCTTGTTGATCTTGCCGTGGATGCCCAGGGCTGTTTTATAACTTCCCGATTTTTCAATTTGTTTTCCAATCCTGATGAAATAAATAACCGCACCAACTCCGACAACCAAGGCAATAACCAGCGTTGTCATTTCTTACGATCCATCCCCATCTTCCAGGTAGCGGCTCCACCTATGCCGACCATGCCCCATACTTCAGGTGTGAAGTGGTGATAGCCCATCATCTGACATACCATCATTGCCATTGCGATGATCATCATGGTGTACGTCTTGTACCCAGGAACCATCTTGTCAATCATTTCAATCACTGCTTTAACCATCCTGTTTCACCTCTAGTTTAGAAATTTTATTAATACAACCTATTGGAATCTGACCTCTTACTGCCGTACTCTTGCTCTCCTTGTCACTTGACTCAATGTTGTTGCAAAAATAAATCGTCTTCTTTGTCGCTTTCAGAAAAAAACCAACGGTCTTGACAGGGATTTCCTTGTACTTTGCTACATCACTCAAATCCGCCCAGGCATTCTCACCTTCAATATCTCCGGCATCATCCCATTCAATCAGCAGGCAGGATTCGGGTTTAAGTGAACGAATAATTTTTCTAATACTCAATACACCCATAAACAAGGTGATACTTTTTTATCATCTGAAACATCGACATGGACAAACTGCCTGTGAATACCCATGCGAGAAAACTGTGTTCTCAAAAAACCGACCAGTTTATCCCTGGCCTTCGAGTTGGTACAACCAATATCCGCCGCTTCGCCTATCAAATGTGAACTTGTCTCACTCGAATTGGCGGCTTTATTTGCTTTTTCGCAGCGCATACCCGACGTTATTGTCATGGGATTCCCGTACATCAATCGAACCATCTCCAGCTTGGATACCAACTCCTCCGAAATGTCGTCCGCGCCGCACTTGCATTTACATGCGAATTCGCTTCTGGAGAAATGTTCGGTTAGATCACCCATTTCCTAGTCACTAGTAACCCATCCAATCTCTTAATGATTTGAGTGTAGGATTATTAAAAGTTTTAACTGACACGCCAGACTTATGACCTTTGGCAGTCTCTGAATATGCTTTTACTTTGCCGCCTTTATCATATGTATAGGTATTAGGTTTGCCAGCAGTCTCTGAATGGCTGTAACCATGACGTTCAAGAAATTTTTCAACTAAACCCTCTTTTCTATCTTTTAATCTGACATCTGACCAATCTCTTTCCCCTCGTTTCTTCTTCCCCTTCAACTTCTCTTTAGACTTTTCGGAAACACTACTCTTCTTGCCCGTAACAATGCTTTTGCCACCACCCATTTTTCCGCCAGCCGTTGATATGCTGGGCGCGAAATCTCCTCCACCTGGGCCTACCATTCTTTTCCTAGTCATCTACCATCTCACTATTAAAGTTTCAATATATTCCTGGTAAGGATTTGATTCCAACCATTCTCCATAACGGGATTTGACATAGACATCGTCGCAGTTTTCGCAGATAAACCATTCAAAAACAGATTCAAAGATTGTCTCCTTGTCAATCGGGTTGAGGTGTCCGCACTTCAGGCAAGTCGCTTTCTCCACTTTGCGGATCATCCGTTTTGATTAAACCCACATTTACCTCCCGATACTGATAAGGAATATTTATGCC